CTTTGTGTCGAGATTGAGATTATCAAGGTTGACGATTGCTCTTGACCTTTTAAAAATATATAAATAAACTTGTTTTTTTTTGCGTTATTCGTGTACAATGTAAATAGTCAAGAATCAAGGTTTACCAGTTAACGATTGCATTGTTTCTTGACTAATTTGATACTATTTTGAGTCCGATTTGTGGAGACATCCAGAGTATTCGTTAATGATTGCCTTGTTTCTTGACTAATTTGATACTTGTAGGTTAAAAAATAAAACCGACCAAAGCAAACATTCAAACAAAAGGAGATAAAATCAAATGTTATTAAATCCAGATATTTACAGAACAAGCATAGTTTCTAAAGTTATACCAGCAACCGATACGGAACTTACAAAGATTAAAACAAGCAACGGTTCTGGACGTTCTAAAATCGTTTATTGTCAGTACGGTGAAGAATATCCCCAAAACCATGTTAATGCCTTAGTTAATCATGCCACTGAGTTGGGTTGGTTGAAAGATTTTGATTATGCGATAGGCTCTATTCCCGATGGTTTTGTTTTGGTATTAGTTCCTAAGATTTTACCTTCTCAATCATTATGGGATGTTAACGATTGCATTGTTTCTTGACTGAAGATGCACAAAAGAGGAGATTAATGGACAGATTCAAGGTTGATGTTTTATCGAAAACAGCTAGAGGTAAAAGCCGGATTCTTTAAGGGATTCGGCTTTTTAGATCCACGATCCACCGCCCGTCGTTGCCAGATTTATTTCCAGATGGTGAATAATCTGTTATAACTGGTGAATAGTTACATAGGATTTTTTATGAGGCCCCACGAACATAGGCAAGAAATCAAAGCCAGACTCAAGCCAGAAGACAGGGAGAAGTTGAAAGCCCTCGTCATCGGCATGGGTTATCGTTATTGGAGACGGGAATCAGCAGAACCCGCGTGGACTGAATTTCTGGAGGCGGTCGCAACGGGCGACATAATTCTTTACAAAAAAGTTGAGTGAGGGGGTTGACATTTTAAAATAACTGGGGTACAGTTATAAATGTAGAAGGTTGAAACCACCAAGGAGTAGGACAATGACTAGCTTAAATAAAAGAATCGAGGCTCAAAGACGGCATTACGCCAAGGCTTTAATGAGCCTTGAAGGTATCATCAAAGGAGAGTTAGAGGCGGTTGACGGCGACGCTTATGAGGCGTCAACCGCCATTGACTTGGCAGCGTTTCAGGTGATTCAACGACTGAATCAATTAAAAGCCCTTTTGGAAGTAGAAGAATGACAATCGCAGCAACAAAGCTCAAATGGCACAAGCCAGCACCCAAGCATCCTGGTATTTGGGAAGCTCAATATAAAAAAGCGTATGCCGACAATTCCTATGACAATGTTACTGCCACGGTTTCGATTTTCAAAGACGACGACGGCTGGTGGTATGACTCATCAGAGGAATGGAATACCTGGGAAGTTGATCGGGTTCTAGGCTACAAAACCCTCAAGGAATGTAAGCAAAAAGCATTAGAAGCCGTTGAGATAGATATTTGGGCTTCTGAAGCTGCGGAGGCGGAAGCCGATCCCGACTACATCCAACTCAAGAATGAAGCGATCGCTATGAAGAAGGAAGTAAGTGATAGTTGGGTGGCGTAAAAGTTAACCGAGTAGGGCTGTAACCTTACTCGGTTGGAAGTCAATCATTTAAGTCAATTAATTGGAGTATATCATGACAACATCACAGCAAGTCAAGCAATCTTTAGAGTTAGCACTCAGCCTGGTGTCTACCCTTGACACACACAGAAATAGCGTTGAATACCTGAACGAGTTAAGCGATTTAACCGCGCAGGTCGCAACAATCTTATCAACGGCTTTGGCTTTGAAAACAAAATCACCGGAAACAAAACCAGAATCTCACCCCGTTGATGCCCTGCTCAAAAAAGGAAAGGTCGAACTACCAGAGGGACGCTACAAACAACTGATTCAGATTCATGACGAGCTTTTAGTCCTCAAGATTAAATTCTTGGGTGCGAAGCAAAAGTTTGTCACTCAGATCACATGGTTTCCCCTTGAGTGGAACGGCGACAAATCCGCCGCGTTGTACTTGTCATCCTCTGAGTGGTCTATCGCTCCCATAAAGTACCGAGATGACAACGATTTGACGGGCGAGTGGGAAGGATTTGATCTTACTGAGTTCATGAGTATGAACTGCCCAGAGTTTGATCAAGACGAATATTGATTTCATGGGAGGTCTTACCCTCCCTCCAAGAAGTAAAACAGGAGAACAAACCATGCTATATCGCATCACCCGAATCAAAACCGCACCCGACAAAGCAAATAGACAAGGCTATTACCTCGAAGCCCTAAATGAGTTGGATGCTTTGACAAAGTTCTACAACCAATTCCCTGATTTTGTAGGGGAAGAATTAGAGTTAGAGGAATGGAATTAAAAGACCTCTAATTCAACTTAAAACTAACCAGGGGTTTATATTCCCTGGTTTTTTTAACTAATTTTTGTGTTAAAATAAATGAATTGGATTTAGTTCGACACACTCAATAAAATCAATCATTCTACTTAACCAGTCAACCAATAACTTCAATACAATGGCAATACAATTAGATTTGTTTGGCAACGATACAGACACTCAAGCCAAAGATCCTATTTGGATTTTAAAAAATAGACCCGTACCCGATCCAAATAGTCCGATTATTGTTAGTTACGGTGGGGGAACCAATAGCACCGCCATGTTGATTGCTATGGTGTTTAAAGGAATTAAACCCGATTTGATACTGTTTGCAGATACAGGGGGGGAACTACCGGAAACCTACGAATGGGTTAACACTTTTTCTGATTGGCTGTTAGTAGAAGGATTCCCTGGGATTGAATGGGTGAAATACAAACAGATGGGAACATCTCGACAAAAATACGAATATTCAACACTGGAAGAAGAAAGTTTAGTAAAAAAACTTTTGCCAGCAAAAGCATACGGGTCTTCAAATTGCTCAATGAAGTGGAAAATTCAACCAATACAAAAAGCAACTAAAGAATATTGTTTAGAGAATGATATTAAGTCAATCCCTCGGCGATTTATTGGGATTCATGCGGGGGAAATGAGGCGACTTTTGGATAAATCTGGCAAAGTCCGAGAGATGGTTTGGGAGGGGATTAGGCAAGAATATCCCTTAATTGAATGGGGTCTAAACCAAGAAAACTGCAATGCTCTAATCAAGTCGGTTGGTTTTTCTGTTCCATCAAAATCATCTTGTTTCTTCTGTCCGAACAGAAAGATTAGCGAGATTATTGAACTAAAGGAAAAGCACCCCGATCTATATCAAAGGGCTGTTGAGATGGAACAAAACGCCGATCTAAGGTCTTTGAAGGGCTTGGGGAGAACTAAATACGCATGGGGAGATATTGGAGCCTTAACCCCGATGGAAAAAGCACTTATTGAAACTGGAGAGAATAACAAGCTATGCGCTTGTATTGACTAAACCACACACATTATCAAATTAAAACTAACCAGGGGTTTATATTCCCTGGTTTTTTGCTGTTTATCTAATCACAGGGACAGGAATAATCCCCATCAGAATGCCAGATATTTCCTGAAACATTCGCGTAGTTGTTTGCGTTGCGTCAATTATAATCCAGTTATTTTGCCTAGCCAATTCCAGATATCCGAAGCGAACCCGATCTAAAAAAAGCAAGTCTCGTTCAACCTTGTCCAGAGGTTTGTCGAGATCGCGGCGCACCGCCACCTCAACAGGACAATCGAACAAAATCACCATATCGGGATCAATTCCCCCCGTCGCCTCGTGATTTAGCTTCCTTAAATTATCTAAATTAAGCCCGTGTCCATATCCCTGATAAGCAAGCGTTGAATCCGTGTATCGATCGCACAATACCAAATCAGAATCTTCTAACAAATATTTAATCGTGGGATTGTGTTTAATCCTATCCTTCAGGATTAATTTAAGCTGCTGCTCCGGTGTCAAAAGCCCATTCTTTAATTCAAACCGAACGTCATAATCACAGGGTTCTCTTGTGATGTAAAATTTTAACTTTAACGCCGTGAAATGGTCGCAAAGTTTTCTAATTTGGGTTGTTTTCCCACTGCGGTCAATTCCTTCAAAAGCAATCAATTTACTCATTTCATCCTCATCCAATTTTTAATCAAATCATCTTTAATCATACCTTGCCGTACTAATTCAATTATATATTCTCTAGCTTCCTCCAATGTCAATATATCCACATTACGTTTAATTATCGCAAGTTTAAATTCTTGCTCCATTGTTAGCTGTGTTGGTTCCATTTCCGTTGTTATAAGAATATCAACACATAGATTATATCAAAAAATATTTTGATTTTTATATCTCTTTAATACAGAATCAAAATATTTTTTTGATTTACCTGTTGCCAATTGCTCCTGATAATGGATTTAATTTGCCAATGCGTATAGTATAGAAATATATAAATACAGCAGGAGATGGCACAATGCGCGACTATATAAACAGAGTCCCCGACTATGGGGAAAAGAAAAAGCCTCACAATCTGAGTTTGACCGACACGGCGTGGCAACGGCTTGATAAATTAGCTGCGCTCTTGGGAGTGTCCAGGAGTGAGTTCGTCGAACGCCTATCCCGTGGAGCCATTGCCCCACAAGACTTACAAGCCTTTTATAAAATTTTTTTAAAAAAAGGTTGACAATTTCTAAAGTATGCGTATATTATAGAATTTATGTACACAACGCACAGAGGACATAACGCCATGACAGTCGCAACCAAAACCGCCAAAACCGCCAAAGCTCCAAAAACCCCTGAGTGGAAATGGAATAATAATCTGGGGTGTGATGCCCTAAAACTCCCTACAAAGGGATGTCACGTTGACAACAGAGGAAACGTCTGGAAAGACGGTGACGCGATTGGTAGCGTCACCCCGTTACCAAATTCAGTTAAGGTGACACCCCTAGAATGGGTGACAACCCACGAACAAAAACAGCAGGTAATAACCTGCGAAAAACTACACGGTGGTTACCAAAAAACCGCCCGCCCCACCCGTCGCAAAGAATCCCCCGATGGGATGCGGGGGCTGTCAAACATGATTGGGAGCGAGCCCAATAAAGCTCATTTTGTGGCTGATGAATATTCTGTGACTGTCACCTACACGGCTTTAGTTGCCGTGAATCAGTTTGGGGAAGTTATTGAGGGAAAACCCAAGTTTCCCAGTGCCACTACCATCGCCTATGAAACGGGCTATGGGGAAATCACGGAATATACTGTGGCGGATTTGGCAGTCTTAGACTTGCCTACCGAAAAAGTGGAGAAGGTCTACACTCCCCAACGGGAGCATTTTTACACAGAAGCAATCAAGGTTATTGAAAAATACCTGGAGGATTTCAATAAACCCTCGACGGGTTTATTGAAAGTCGGGGACATTATCAATCACCCTGTCTATGGACAGGGAACTGTCACAAAAGCCTTTGGGACTAAAAACCCGCTGTATCAATCCGTTTGTGCGGATTTTCCATGCGGAAACAAGATGACAGCAAAGTGCGATCTTGTTGACTAAGACAGCGACCGCAGGTTAGCCCCTGACTGGGTTCGATTCCCAGTGGTCGCATTCCCGAAAGGGATTTAACCAACACAAAGGAGCACCATGACACTGGAAAAGGGGTTGAAAATCTCCTCAGACTACAAAAAGGCGGTGGGGGCGTACAGAACCCAGATGGAGGAGGCTGGGTACGTCCTGAGTACCTTTAATGGTACTGACGTATTCATCCATAGGGACTTCTTGGATTTTGCAAAGAAGGCTGAGATGTATTCGGATTTCCCCGATGGGGCGATCCTAGAATATGTTTAAGTGATCGCAGGTTAGCTCCTAGCACGGTTCGACTCCGTGCGATCGCATTCCCGAATTAGATGGTTATTTTTATTTAGTTGGCTTGGGATTGGTAAGAATACCTCCTTTTGGTGAACTCTTAAAATACTCACTTTCCAGGATGTCAAAAATACTTGCCTGTCCATTCTTGTCTCTTGGCAATTCTTTTGGCGGTGGTTTTATAATGTCGTCGTCACAAATAAAAACAAGGTTAATTTTCTCGCCATCATAATAAGACTTAAACGCTTCAGTCAATGCGTTTGAATGGCGATGAGTAGAGGCTAGTTCTTTTATAGTAGAGTTATTGATCTTTATAATGGCAACCCCTTCTACAACAGCCATTAAACGAGTTTGCTGTCTAAAAAGGGCTTTTGTACCCCGTGGCTGCACGTTATCTAATATTGCCTGATAATCAGGAAAGTGATAGGCTATTTGACCCCCAAGGAGTGAGGAGAGTTCTTTTAGTGCGGATGCGTATCTATCCGTTGGTGTAGTCATTTTTTATTAATGTTTACTCATGGGATTAACCCCTCTAAATATTTAGAGGGTTTATTTTTTGATTAGCTCATGCTCAATATAAACGCCTCTTGTTCCTCAATGACTCGCCATTCCTGTCTATCTTCTTCGAGCCAATTGATATTTTTAGCTAATTCGGCACAGTACATCGCCCGTTTTTGTTCAACAGTCCATCTAGGGAGCGCGAAGGCATCCGTAAACAGATCCGCGTCGGATGATAAGGACTGATAAGCTAACAACGCCACGGCTTTCATTTTGCCCTGTTGCGCGGCGTAAATTTTGAGCCGTTGCCAGTCCGAGAGGGAGATCGTCGTTGCCTTTGTGCCACCGCCGTTGATGGAATCTAGTTCTGCCTCAACCGGTAAGCCGGTATAACCTATACCCTGAAGGGCTTTGAGTGTTCTCCCTTTTTTATCAGTAAGTCGGTATAGCCAGTTTTCCGCATACCCTAAAGCCAAACTCGCCCCAACCATCCCAACTCGGAACTCGCCATTGGGCATCATGTACCCATCAACAGAAATTCCTTCTACATATTCGATAGTCGCCCGTTGTGATTTAATTGTCATTGTGACTATTTCCTTAATTAATGGTTACGGCTCCTGGGTGCGTCGAACACCGCGAGGAGCGTTTCTATTAATTAATTATATCAATATTTTATTAGCTTGTCTGTTAATTAAGCCACGTCAAACAAACTTAATTGCTTAAATTCCGGTTGTTTTAGTTCCATAGTTTCTAACTCTGTTTCTGAACATTCCCTGGGTTGGGAGATGCGATCGCAAGCAATATCAAAATATTCCTTTTCCTTTTCAATATAGATATAATTTGTTATAATAAAAAAGTATCCCCACAGCACCGGAAATGCTTGGGGATTGAGTCAACCTAACACTAAAACGCAGGTCAACTATGGCTATTATACCACTACTGTTAAACGGAATGTCTCATGTTATCCCTATATCGGGAAAAGATTCATTGGCGACGGCAATTGTTCAGTCGGTCAATGCACCACATCTTGACTACCGCTATGTATTTAATGACGTAGGGGCGGAACTTCCAGAAACCTACGAATGGATCAACAAAGTTGAGTTAAAGATGGGATGGGAGATTGAGCGAGTTGGGGAAAGTATTGAAGATATAATAAAAAAATACAATATCCTTCCATCGCGTCGGATGCGGTTTTGTACTTCCAGTGGCAAGATAAAGCCATTTGAAAAACTATTTAAAAAACAGGAGTCCGTAATAGACTATTACGGACTCCGTGCCGATGAACCGACCAGAATAGGCTATATTCCCCATAGTAATATTGTTCCTAAATACCCATTAAGAGAATTAGGTATAACACTCCCTATGGTTTTGTCTATTTGTAATTCTCAAGGGTTAAAACCTCCCACTTTCTTCTGGCAGGCATTGTATAACCGAGTCTGTGAGGAGATGGCTAAACGATGCCCTTTATTTGACTGGAAAAACTGTATTTCCGAGATTGAATTTGATTTCTTGTTTGCAGGGAGAAGTCGATCAAATTGCTATTTCTGTTTCTTCCAACGGCAGTATGAATTTATTTGGTTAGAGGATGTTCACCCAGACCTGTTTGAGAATGCCACTAAATTAGAACAGTCTCACGGGAAAGAGGGTTATACATGGCTAAAGGAGTACAATTTACCTGATTTATTAAAACGCAAGGACGAAATCATTGATAAGCGGGTAAAACAAGTTTGTAAGCATATTGAAAACCGGATGAACAGTCAATTGTTTGGTGGTATAGAAATCGACAATGAACTTGCTTTTACTGGATGCGGTTTGTTGTGCGGGAAATAAGATCCCTTAACTCCCACCTCTCAATTTTCCTAATTCTCCCCTCTGATTATTTAACACCCCAACAACCTTAAATAAATCTTGATTCTTGCGGGTGATACAACATTAACTCTTTAAATTGTTAGTAAATATCTTTCTGTGTTTTTAAATCTTTAAATTTATCCTCTAAACATGGAACTGTGTTTTTTATGATATTAACCAACTGTGGAGACAGATTGAATCGCTTGGTATTTATTTCAATACTTTTTTCTATATCTCCATCAGCATGACGTTTACACGCCGCACACCAATCAATCAACATCTCAAGTATGTCAAAAAGGTTCATGTTATTTATTGAGCTTTGATGCTCATTTTGCTTTTGAATCAGATAATTTTCAACCTGCTCATACCCAAAAATATCATCAGGCATTATACAGCCATTCTTTATAGCCCATTGGGTTGTAAGAATATGATTGTTAATAACATTGCTAGGTTTTCTTGACTCAAAAAACTCAGGGTGATGCCTATTGTTTTCATAGTGATGCCCTAGCGCACTATTTAACATTTCCTTTCGTTGGTTCTCATATTCCTCAGAACCGTAGGTCAACCCCTCTAATTTATGAGTAATCTCTGCAAACATTTCCCACTCAGGGGATGATAACTTACTCCTATCATGGGTGACTGCTCTTTTCATCAACTCAATCTGTGCCGAGGTTAGTAACCGGACAACTAAATCAATATGTTCCCATGTTTTTCTTAGAGCGTCTTCAGTCATATTGTTGTTACTGTTTCAAGATTTACAATTGCCTATTTATATTATAATACAAACCCAATATCTTCACCAATAAAAATAACCCAACAATTAATAAATCATCGGGTGTGTTGTCCAATTTTAATCAGTGTGCATTATTATTATAGCACCCTATTCAA